TCCAAGAAAACCGATTTACTTGCTGGTAAAGTACAGAATACATCTTTAGTGCCTGCACTAAAATCAACAACATTATCAGAATTAGAACTACTAAAAATTGTAGCTCCTGATCCTCTTGTTATGTTTGCACTTGAACCATCTAATGTTCCAAGCCCAACCTCAAACTCACTTGTACCTTGATTAAAAATACAATAATAAGTCGTATTGCTGTTTCCTATGCCTTGTGCAAAAGTTTCAAAACCAGTTACTGCTGCTCCAAGTGCGAATGCACCTGTACCAGTAGTTGTGCTTGTTACTTTTACTCTGTCGTTTATTACCAACGCCATAAATTTTCTCCTTAACTCATACTAATAATTGCATTAGCAGGTGTAGTAGGATCAGGAAACGTAATAGTAAAAGTACCATTCGTTGCTGTCTTATTTCCACCAAAATCTAAAACCACTACTAATCTATTCGCTACCGAATCAACTGTATCTGTATTGTAGATCGCTGCAAAAGCTGCAGTAAAAGATGCACTACTATAACTTACATTATCAAAATCAACTGAAGCAACTGCTGTGCTCGATGCAACTCCAAGTCTTGTTAATGTTTTTACAGAATAGTTAGTTCCACCTGTAGTATCTACTTCGCCGTTTCCAGTTCCTAACAATGCAACTGTTGATGACGTTGAATAAGGATTAGTTGTATATAAAGAAATTTTAAAAGTATTACCGCCTGAAGCTTTAAAGTTATGATTAGCTTCGAACAGAGCACCTCTAAAACTATTTGGTATTATATTTGCCATATTCTTTTATCTCCTTAATTGCTTGATGGTGGTTTACTATTAAGTTGAGCACGAACTTCACCATCTTGATATTCGTCTCTGCGTCTGATACCGATTTGCTCGATAGCGTACGATTCGATTGCTTGTGTATAAGCCTGTTGGTAGTATTGTAACATATCCTGCGGGCCTTTCAAGTATGCATATGTATTTATCAGACAAGCATACAAAAGTAAATCTTGATATTTATTTGACAGATAAGTTCCTGTTGTAGCTGGTGCTGGAGTTGATGTTGTATCTGTAATAGAATCTGGTTCTTTGTCGTATGATATTGTAATTTCGTAAGTTTTATCAGGCGTTGGGGCTACCACCCAAAACTCCTCATCCCAGTTTGCATAGTATTTTGGAATATCCACAGCTTGAGTGCTTGGTGTAGAATAATATTCTGCCATAAAACTAGTGTCTCTTTGTTCTAAATAATATTGATTTCCTGCTTGATCTTTAAATTGCACATATCTTATAGCTCTTAAATTTTCTGGTATAGTCACATATCTATTTCCTATGATAGCATTTGAAGTTGCATAAAATACATTTTGATCTGTATCTATTTCTCTAGCAATTTTATTTTCTGCATTTTTAATAATAGTTCCCAACACAGAGTCTGTTAAAACTTTTGGTGTAGTAACACCATTATCTACTTCTGTGTAGTTTCTAATATCAGTTCTTAAGTTATCTAAAGTGTATGCCATTATCCGTTTACTACCTCAAGTGTTACTGGTCCTGCAGAACAATTATCGCCGCCACCTGATACACCACCGCTTGTTGCAGAACTTGTGCTTGTTATATAAAAATAATTTATTGGATCTGTTAATACATCAGTTGTAGTTGCGCCAGTTACATTACCAGATGAATCTATTTGACCTAATGCAATTGTAAAACCAGATGTATTATTTAAATCACTTACATTATCAAATGTAGGTATATTTGCAAACTGTTGTAAATTTCTTATATCTCCTGGATCTGATCCTCCTGGTCCCGCAGCAATTACTTCTGGTGGTCCTCTAAATCTTACAATGTCTCCAGCTTTTCTTTGATGATCTTCAGAAAAAACATTTACATAAGTTGTGCCACTATAAATTACAGATGTAAATGGATTTGAATTTAATAAAATTAAACTAGCAACAGAATCTGGTTGTGGTCTTGGATTATATAAAGCTTGTGGGTCAGAGCCAACTGGTTTTGGTTCTAACTGTGGTTGCTTTGCTTCAAACTCTGAAAAATGAACTAAAGATCCATTCCATTCTCTAACCATTTCATCATATGGAAATGCCATTCCTGATCTATCAGAAATTGCTAGAGCGTATTTACCTGATGCATACTTACCCATTATACTCCATCTCCATAAAATGTTTGTGGTGAAATAAAAGTAGATGTTCCTTGATTATCTGCATCAAGTGCTCTTAATAATTCACTTTCATATCTTCGCTCTAATTCTTGACTCATTTCCGGTGAATATTTTAAACTTAAATAATAAGCTAGACCAGACATCATACAAGGATAGAATCTATTTACGACATCTGATGTATTATTATATGCACCCACGTCTTGAATTTTAGATAAGTAATAAAAACAAAATTGAAAACTACTTGGTGTAGTTGTGCTTGATACACTTGAACTTGGTGT